AGAGAATAAATCTATACCATATAACAATAGGGCAACAATTCAAGCAACATTTAGAGAGGTGTTTGAACCATGAGCAGTTCTGCTATTGTTAGCAATCTCCAGAATATAAACCCATCATCAGTAATAGAATTATTCACACTTGCATTGGATAACAATTTACATGGAGCGACCACAGTTTATAGATTCCATGCTGGTTCATCTTTGAAAGACAACGGAGAAGTAGTTTGGGCAGGAAACACATACCAAAGATTTCCTGTAAAAGCTGAAGGTTTTGCATTTACAAAAGGCCAGTTACCTCGCCCCACTTTGACAGTAAGCAATGCTTTGGGAACAATTACATCTATATTGCTTACAGTAAATGCCACAACCACTGGAAATGATCTTACTGGTGCAACTGTTACTCGCATCAGAACTTTGGCAAGATTTATAGACGCTGTAAATTTTCCTGGAGACATAAATCCTTATGGAACACCAGATTCTACAGCAGAGTTTCCACAGGAAATATACAAAATAGATAGAAAGTCAGCAGAAAATAGAGAGGTGGTTCAGTTTGAATTAGCTGCTGTGTTTGATCTTGCTGGTATTCGTGCTCCTAATAGACAATGTACTAGAGCAGAATTTCCTTCAGTAGGTACAGTTGTAGGATGAATTGGAAAGACGCTGCACTTAATCACGCTGAGATAGAAGATCCAAAGGAATCTGTTGGGCTTTTATTAAACGTCAGGGGTAAAGAAAGGTATTATCCTTGCCGTAATCTTTCTATGACAGCACATCAATGTTTTATTCTCGACCCAGAAGATTATGTAAAAGCAGATAACTTGGGAGATATAGTTGCTGTTGTTCACAGTCATCCATCAACTCCAGCTATAGCTAGTCAGGCAGATAAAGTTAGTTGTGAACAAAGTGGACTACCTTGGCACATAGTAAATCCAAAAACAAAACAGTGGGGGTATTATGAGCCACAAGGATACGAAGCACCTTTACTAGGTAGACAATGGGTATGGGGTGTAACAGATTGTTGGTCTTTGGTTCGTGACTATTACAAACAGGAAAAAGGAATAAAGCTAAAAGATTATGAAAGACCGATCACTCCAGAAGAGTTTATGAAAGATCCTTTATTTGAAAGTTATGCTTGGCGAACAGGATTTAGAGAACTTAGACCAGATGAAAAGTTAGAGTCTGGAGATGTCTTATTGATGAGTATTTTGGATTCAACTTTAAATCATGTAGCTATTTTTCTTGGAGATGAGGTATTACATCATTTAACCGATAGACTATCTTGTAGAGAGCCATACTCTCCGTGGTTGTTAAAATGTACAGGAAAGAGGTATCGTTATGCTTCGTAAAATAAAATTATATGGAGAACTTGCAAAGTTTGTAGGACATAAAGAGTTTGAGATAAAGGCAGACACATTAGCTCATGCAATGAGTTTTTTAATAAACAATTTTCCTGGAATTGAGCAGCACATGAGTGATAGATACTACAAGTTAAAAGTTGGGGATTATGAGTTAGATAAATCTGAACTCGGAGATCCAATAGGACAACAAGATATACATTTAATTCCTGTGATTACTGGTGCTGGTAGAGGATTAGGAAAGATATTATTAGGTGCTGTATTAATTGGATTTGCAATAATAAATCCAACTGTAGGATTTGGTTTAGGTCCGCAAGGTTTAGCTGGAGGATTTGCAACTGCATCTGGAGCGTTCAGTTTTGCTGCATTTGCAGGAAATATAGGTATAGCTTTAGTTCTTACTGGAGTTTCTGAAATGCTAACTCCTTTACCTAAAAAGCCCGATTTTAGTTCAGAAGAAGATCCTAGATTATCATTTAGTTTTAATGGACTACAGAATACATCAAGGGCTGGTACACCCGTTCCAATAGTTTACGGAGAAATATTTACTGGATCGGTTGTAATTAGTGCTTCTGTAGATACTGAACAGGTACAGGCATGAGTGATACTAAACGTATTATTAGAGGTGCAAAAGGTGGAAATCCAACACCTCCATCGCCAACTAGAGATCCTGATAATCTTCATAGTAGACAGTATGCTACTTTTTTAGATTTAATATCGGAAGGAGAAATAGAAGGGTTTGCAACAGCATCAAAAGAAGGTAGAACAAAAGGTACAACTGCTTATAATAATGCTGCTCTTAAAGATGTATTTTTAAATGATACTCCTGTTATAAGAGCTTCAGCAGATTCCACTGATGTTCAAGATGTAGATAGAAATTTTCAAAATGTAACTTTCAATCCTAGATTTGGTACGGATAGTCAAACTGCCATACCAAATATAGATAGCAGTGTATCTACAACAAGTGTTGGTGTCACAGTAACTAAAGATATTCCTGTCACTCGACAAATTACTAATACCAATGTTGATAAGGTAAGAGTAACAATTACTTTTCCTCAATTACAAAGAGCAACTGACGATGGAGATTTATTAGGTACTTCGGTTCAGCTAAAAATAGCTGTTCAATATAATTCTGGTGGTTTTACCGATTTAGCCATAGGAAGTAACGGAGAAACAACAGATACAATTACGGGTAGAAGTGGAGATGCGTACCAAAGAGATTACGGGGTGCAAATAACGGGTGCATTTCCAGTGGATATTAGAGTTAGTAGAGTTACAGATGACGCAACAGATACTAATGTCCAAGATACTTTTCAATGGACAAGTTTTGGCGAAATAGTCGAAGAATCTCGTACTTATAACAACAGTGCTTATACTGCTCTGCGTCTGGACTCCATGCAGTTCAGTTCTATCCCAGATAGAAAATTTAGGATTAGAGGAATAAAAGTAAGGATTCCAGGAGCAGGAGCATCTAGTTCTGGAACTCCTACTGTTGATAGTAATACTGGTCGTATTGTTTATCCTGACGGCTATATTTTTAACGGGGTCATGGGTGCTGCTACATGGTGTTCATGTCCTGCAATGATTCTGCTTGATCTCTTAACTACAAGTAGATATGGATTCGGAGATCATATAACAGATAGTTCGCTTGATCTTTTTAGTTTTGTAAATGCAAGTAAGTTTGCTAATACTCTTGTAGATGATGGGCAGGGAGGACAGGAAGCTAGATTTAGCTGCAACGTAAATATTCAAAGTTCAAAAGAAGCGTTTGACTTGATAAATGAGTTAGCTGGTGTAATGAGATGTATGCCTATTTGGTCTGCTGGTTCAGTAACAATTACACAGGATAAACCAACCGATCCAAGTTATTTATTTAATTTATCCAATGTAGGACAGGCTGGATTCAGTTATGCAGGAAGTAGTCTTAAAACAAGACATAGTGTTGTATCTGTTTCCTACTTCAACATGGATAGCCAGCAAATAGACTTTGAAGTACATGAAGATACAGATTTAATAGCGAAGATAGGTACAGTTGTCAAAAAAGTACAGGCATTTGGATGTACTTCTAGAGGACAAGCAAAAAGATTGGCAAAAGCTATTGTTTTTGCAGAAAATAATGAGTCTGAGGTCTGCACTTTCACAACATCTATAGATTCTGGAGTAATAGTTCGCCCTGGTGCTGTCATAGAAATACAAGATCCAGTAAGAGCAGGGGTAAGAAGAGGAGGAAGATTGAAAAGCGTTACTTCTACAACTGTTGTTACTGTGGATGATACGGCTGCAACAGATTTTGCGGTAGATGCAAGCGGAAACCCTGTAGGAGATGCAACTCTCAGCGTACTTTTACCCGATGGAACGTCTGAAAGTAGGACAATCTCATCTGTATCAAATGGGACTATAACTGTAAGTTCTGCTTTTTCGCAGACACCTAACGTAAATACTATCTGGCTTATATCAAACGTAACTGTTAAGTCACAATTATTCAGAGTAATAACAGTAGAAGAGCAAGATGGCATAAATTATGCGATTACAGCTTTATCTTATGTTGAAGGTAAGTACGCATTTATTGAAGATGGAGAAGCACTACCAGCTAGGACAGTATCTAAATTAAATGCACTTACTGAACCTCCTGCTGCTGTAAATGCTGTTGAAAGAATATTTCCTATAAATAATCAAGCTGTATCGAAGATTATTATTAGTTGGCAGCCAATAGTCGGTGTTACTGAATATCAGGTTAACTACAGATTTGGTAATGATAATTTTATTAGTGAAAAAGTATCTAGACCTGATTTTGAAATAGTAAATAGTAGAAAAGGAACTTATACGATCCAGGTATTTTCATATAATGTTCAAAATGTTTTGTCCGCAACATCAACCAATATTACTTTTGAAGCTGTTGGTAAGACAGCAGTACCACAAGATGTTACAGGGTTATTAGTCGAACCAGTTTCAGATCAGTTTGTACGATTACGTTTTGATAAGGCTACAGATATTGATGTTACGCATGGTGGAAACGTGGTTGTTCGCCATAGTAACCTTACAGATGGAACGGGTACATTTACTAATTCTGTTGATATTATTCCTGCCCTACCAGGAAACGTATCTGAGACATTAGTGCCAGCAGTAGATGGAGAGTATATTCTTAAATTCAGAGATTTTCTC